AGAAAGCAAAGGCTTTAAGTTTAAATGGGTCTGGTATATGTGATGTTGCAAAAGATATACCTTTTAGTTCTGATTTTACGCTTTGCCTATGGGTGAAATCAGCCACAAAAGAACTGGGATGGATGCTAAATTTTTCTGGTATAGAAAACTACATTGAACAATGGTTAGATGTTTTACCTGGTAAATGGGAATTCCTTTCATTTGTAAAAAGAAGTACCCTTTTCACTGTATATCTTAATGGTACATCAATATATACTAAGATATTGTCAGGAACACCTATAGGATTTTCTATTAATGATTCAAAAGTTGATGGAGGGAGTTATGCGTGCCTTGATGAATTAAAACTATACAGTATAGCAAAAACGCAAACTGAAATAATGAAAATTCAGGCCGATAATACAGATGTTGAGTATTATGTAGATGGAACAAGTTTCAAGAGCTTTGGTGTGTATGTATCTAAGTCAACTGGCATAATAGGAGGCCTACAAAAAAAGGATGGCTTATCTGTTGATTATGATGATTACCATGGAGTAGTTGTTGATAAAAAAAGACCACGTTATAAGGAGAGAACGATAAGCCTTGAATGCTTTATAGAGGCATCATCTAAAGCTGCTTTTGTAGAATGGGCGAATTTATTTATATCAAAATTTGATAAGTCTGGAAATACACGTTTATCTATAGAATTTTCTGGATATACCAGACCATTGGTATATGAGGTTGACAGGCCTAATGAAACAGATATTGAGAAAACATGGAATGATGAGTTAATGGTTGGAACATTTACCCTAAAGTTAAGAGAATGTGAACCTGTAAAGCGTGTGTTGAGGTGGATCGGTACAGGTACAGCAACTATTAAAGTAACGACTGCAAAGATGCTCAATATATATTGGGGAGATGGAAGCTATAACTATGATGTATCAGGTACAGATACAGAAGTAACGCACGAATTTACTACTGATGGAGTATATGATATTATCATTACTGGAGTTATCGAGGATATTAAGTCATTCGAGACAAATTGCATTGTGATATGGAACAAATTACAGTAATAAAAAGAGATGGAACAAATTACAGTAATAAAAAGAGATGGAACAAATTACAGTAATAAAAAGAGATGGAACAAAAATAAACCTGGTATGCACTGAGCCATTCCGTGGAGTGACGTCTTTTTCTCAGGAATATGGCTTGATGTCTGATGATTATGTAAAAATCAGCATTAAGTCAGATGATATAATGCGTTTCAATATAGGCGATAAAATCATAGTAGGATCGGATGAATATAGTATAAGAACCAACAACACGACTGAGATCATAAACGATAATAGTTATACCTACCAACTAACATTTTATGGTGTAATGTATGATCTTATGAAAACAATATATAAAAATTGTGATTCTAATGGGAATTATAACAAGCTTTCATTTGATCTAACTTATTCACTTAAGGACTTTGTAAAGGTAATGATAAATTGCCTGAACATTGATTATCCTAATATATGGCTATTTGATGAGGATAATTGCCCAGATACATCAGAGAAAACTATAACATTTGATTATCAGAATTGTTTGCAAGTATTACAAACGCTTTGTTCAGAAGATAACTTTGACTATGATTTTCTTATTACTCAATCTGATGGTATAAGAACTATTCATATTGGTACTTTTGGATCCATTATAACCCCACCTAATAATGCCCAATATTTTGAGGTTGGAAAAGGCAAAGGATTGTACAAATTAAAGGAAGATAAAGTAGATGATAAAAGCATAATTACAAGGCTATTTGTAGAAGGAGGAACCACAAATATAAGATCAGCATATAGAAGTTATTCTGATAGGCTACAGTTACCATATCCAAAACGAACAAATAAACATGCACATACTTTGTCCGATGGCACCGTTATAGCAGCTGGATCAGAACAAATAGGTATTGATGATGATTCTAAACGATATTTTGAGGATTCTGATCTAAATAATAAGATTGGGATTATTGAAGATGCTATACAGAATGATGATATTTATCCATCTCGTACCGGTACAGTGAGTGCTTTAGGGGATGATGTATATACATTCTTAGATGATAGCATGGATTTCAATCTGAATGAAACATGGGAAGATACGGACGCCGATTATGCAGAATATATTGAAAAGATAAATGCTGATGAAACAAGATCAGATTATTCTGATGATATTGTAGGAAATACCAAGTATCTAATATCAGATACATCTGCAAAAATAACATTTACATCTGGATATTTAGCAGGAGAACAATTCGATCTGAAAAGCTATGATAATGCAACTAAAACTTTTGTGATCAAGAAATATACAGATGATAATGGTTTGTCTTTTCCATCAGAAACCAGCGATGCGTTCCAGATTCGTGTTGGTGACACCTATAAAATCACAGATATTAATCTGCCAACTGCTTATGAAGAGGATGCTGAGGAAGATTTATGGTATTATGGATATGATAAATTTTTATATAAAAAACAAGCCAGAGTACAATATACATTGACTTTTACAGAAGATTTTTTTCTAAATTATCTATCTGATGATACTGTTACGGATCTATTCCATGTTGGAGATTATATACCGATTAAGGATGAACGTTTTGATATAGAAAAAAACATAAGGATAACGAAAGTTACAAGAAACCTTATGAAAAAATATGATTATACCTTAACGGTCTCAGATACGACAACAATAAGTGTACTTAGCCAAATAGTTGATGAGGTGATTAACCATGAAACAATCATCAACAAATATGGCATGAAAGATCTTACAAAGGCCAAACGTGGATGGAGAACTACAGAAGAACTCCGAAATATGATATTTGATACCGATGGCTATTTTGATACAGACAACATTAAGCCAAATAGCATTGATACGAACATGCTAACTGTAGGTAGTAAATCACAGCAATTCGTATTGATTGGTATAGTATTACAGGCCAATGTAAATGGGCTTCCTAATAGATTTGATGCAAGTGATGGCGTATTAGCTCATCTTACAATAGATGATGATGATATAAGGTTATGGAACTTGACTGGAACAAGTGTTACGCTATCAGAAAGTGGTGGCTATTATGTTTACGCAAAATGTAGTAAATCTGGAACTACAGGAACTTATTATATTACACAGGAACAACTTAAATTTGAACCTGCCAGCGATTCTGCTAATTATTATTTTCTGATTGGTATAATAGGATCCTTAAATACGGATGATAATTTCAGGGATTTTACTACTACATACGGTTTCACAAGGATAAATGGCAGAACGATTACTACAGGAAGGATAGTTTCGTCTGATGGTAATTGTTATCTTGATTTAGATAACAACCTATTTAGCATAGGTGATTCAGACAGTTCATTAACATGGGCTAATAAAAAGCTGATCGTAAAAGGGATTTTAGTACAGGATCAAGGAGGTACAATAGCTGAACTTGGATTATATCGTGGTACATATAATTCTAATACTCTATATTATAAAGGAGATGAGGTTAGTTATGATGATGGTATAGAGACTTGTACATATAGATACACAAATACTACAGCTTCAAAAGGGAATTTGCCTACAAATTCAGCATATTGGAGTGTAGTTGCAAAAGGGTCAAAAGGAGATACTGGTACCAATGGAGTGGATGGAATTGCAGATTCAATTACAGAATTCTATGAATATAGATATGCTAAGAATGGATCTACCACTACTCCACCGACTTTGGATAATAGTGAATCAGATCCATCAGGATGGACTAAAGAAATGCCAACTGTAGGAACCTTAGAATATTTATGGTGTACAATCGCTAAAAAGTCGTCCTTAGTAGATCACACATTAGCACATCTACCTATTACGGCTTCTGATACTGATAGCGTTGCTGATCCTATTGGCGGATATAATGCAGATTATTCAGATGGAGCTGCCTTGTATAATGATAGTGAAAGAGGTTATGTGATGGCTCTAAATGGAACTGGTGAAAGTCAAATACCATTAGATTTACCTTGGGGGAAAAGTTTTACATTATGTTTTTGGCTAAAAACGGATCAAAGTTCAATTAGCTGGATGCTGAATTGCTATATGGGCAGAGAATATTTAGAGAAAAGCATAGAAGTGACAGCTAACACATGGACACATCTGGCTTTTAGATTTAATGAAAAAACCATTACTGTTTTTAAAGATGGTACACAAATATATACTGGAAGCACTACTAATGTACATGTAGGATTTTCCTTGTACGATGACAATATGTTTGGAACCAACGCATGGTATGATGAAATACGTATATTCGATACGGCCATATCTACTGAAAGTATAACTAAAGTAATGGCGGGTACAACAGATAACCTTATATCTAATTGGACTACTCCAGTAAGAGTTAATGGATCTGATGGAGCCAAAGGTGATAAGGGAGATCAGGGCGACAGCCCCGTATTAGTTTTTCGTGGGGTATATGATAGTTCAAAAAGCTATTATGGGACTACTACAAGGCTTGATGCTGTAAAATATAATGGGGTGTATTATATAGCCCGTATTGATGCTGTAACATTTTCTAATGTATTACCAACGGATACTTCAAAATGGAATACATTTGGTGCTGAATTGGAAACGATCGCAACAAACCTATTACTTGCTGAAGGTGCTAATATAGGGGATTGGTTTATGTCTGGTGGAAAGATCGTATCAACACTTGGAGATGGGAATAAAATAACTTTGGATGCAAGCGTAGGCGAAATATTGATCGTTTCATCAACAAGTGGTGGTGATTATTCTCTGGATAGTTCATTTGGTAGTAAGATTTCTTTGAATGTAAATACTGGATGTATTGAGATCGAAGCCAAAACCCCTCCATCATACTCTACAGGTACAGCTTCAATGTCTCCAAGTGGTATCTTTGCTAATTTAGCTGGCACAAATGGTATGCCATCAAGTTCTGGATATACTCATAGAGGGGCTATTGTAGGATTGGGGTTTGCTGATGTGGATAAATCCGAATGGTCATTAAATGCCAATGAAACTATCGTGGCTGGAGTATATGGAAGGGCTTCTAACAATGGTACCGCCCCAGCTTATGGAGGATTCTTTTATAATCTATTTGCTGGAGGCTTGACACTAAAAAAGAAAGCGATAACAACAAGTTCAAGCAGCACTTATCTAACATCAACAGATGCCTTGATCATAGGCTATACATCAAATAGTAATCAAATTGTATATCTGCCAACTTCTCCGAAAGAAGGAGATATTGTTCTTTTCAAGCAATGGTGGACTGGATCAATGAGAGTTTATCCACGATCTGGGCAAGTCCTATATGATGATGATAGTGAGAACGATTATTACGATGTCCCATGTGGATATTGCCTTATAGCCATGTTTACAATAGGATATGTAACGTCTGGATCCACCACAACAAAAAAGGAAGCATGGTTAGTTAGTAGATTTAAATATTAAGATTATGGAGGAATATGGGTACATGGAGAATGGTATTCTCCGATCTAAAATTATTGAGCAAGACGCTCAAAAGTACAAAGATGCAAATGGCAAGATTTGCACAAAAATCATTACCATCCAGGCTCAAATAGATGCTTTGGATGATAAATATAAGCCAGTTGATCCTATTGATGATTCAAAGGTGAAAGATGTAGATGATGGGTATATCATTCGGCTTGAACCTTATGATGCTGGAGATCATATAGCTTATAATTATGTTAAGGTGTTTGACACAAAAAAGGTAAAGAGCCAGATTCAGGATCTAAAAGATGCTTTATCTGATAGTGATTATAAAATCACTAAATGTTACGAAGCAAATTTACTTGGTGAATCTTTACCTTATGATGTAAATACATTACATACAGAAAGACAGGCCAAACGTGATCAGATAAACACATTAGAAAGCACATTGAGTGAAAAAGAAGGCTCTTAATGGCTATAATCTTATTTTTCCTGTATTTACGTGCGTTTGTTGAACACACTTTGTTATTTTTGCAGTATTAACATTTAAAATAATTATAACATGGGATTACTTTTAGGAAGTGGCACAACAAAACCACAGTATCCATACGATATGTGGTATGGAGTTCAAGGTGATTTCTCCAGTTCAGATTATAAACTCACAAGAGTAGGTAATCTGGATCTGCATAAAACATTGCCTATTCAGGCAAAACTGAAACGGTTTGTAGAGAACACTGATGGATCGGTGAAATACTATCTTGGAGACAATGATAGTAGGCTTAAGTCTGGTGGTGCAACGGCAACTATTGATAGCTCAGATGGGAATGTCATGTTGGAGAAACCAGAATATTATATGAGAATTGAATTTGAGGGAACAAAATGGCTGCGTGCTATTTCTGAATATCCATTGCCAGGATTCCTCAAAATGGAACGTAAAACATGTTCTCCATGGTTTGCGACTTATGATCAAGCAAACTCAAAAGCTGTATCAGGATGTTTTCTTACCTGGAATGGTGATGATATAGCCCGTGATACGAATGGCTATGTAATTCTTACCTCTAATGCGGCTAATTTCCGTGGTGGAAATAATGATTCAAGCAAGGATGGAACTTATAATTCTCAGCTTGGAATGCCAAGGACTTCTATCTCCAAAGCAACGGCAAGAAGCTGGTGCAAGGATGATTCACATTGTGGAGTATATAGAATTTATAATGAGATCGCTTGGCTACAAAGGATTGAATATGCTTCTCTATATTGTCAGGATACTTATAATGCTTCCTTGGATACCAATGGATACCATCAAGGAGGATTGGGCGATGGAACAACAACCGTCAATAGCACATATTGGAATACTTGGGGTGGATATAATCCATTCATTCCATGTGGAGTTACAGCAACTTTAGGAAATAATACTGGACAGGTACAATATACAGTTAAAAATTGGAATGGTGCTGATTTTATAACTACAGTAACATCTTATCGTGGCTTGGAAGCTCCTTTTAACTATTTATGGATGCTTGCAGATGATGTACTTGTTTATCATTCTCCAGATTCTGAAAATGCAAAAAGTA